ATGCCTTCCTGCTCGATCGCCTGCATACCGAGCCATGGGATAGTGTCTACTACCCAACCCGCGAGCAGGCGCTGATACAGGCTACCAGGTTGCTGGATCAGCAGGTGGACTGGTATGGCACGCCGGTGTCTACGACGCAGGCGCTTGCATGGCCCATGTCTGGGCAGGTAGATCACCTTGATCGTGCCGTTTCAGCAATCGGGATCCCAATGGTGATCCAACGGGCAACCTCCTTCTATGCTCTGGCCCTCTTGCGAGATGTGAGCGAGTCCCCAGGCAGCGCAGACCTCGAGGGCCTTGAGGAGTTTCGGCAGGGGGATACGCATCTCGTCTTTCGGAAGACGGGCCGGCCCGTTTCCGCTGTCGAGGCCATCCCTAGCGAGATTCGGCATATGCTCCGGTGGTATGGCACTCTCGCGGGTGGTATCACGGTTGAACTTCTGCGTACCTAGAGGGAGAGCTGATGCAACTGTCCCAAACGCTCCTGAACCGGGTTGCGAGTCTTGCCGAGGGCATCAACGGGAGGTTGATGGAGCCGATTATCTACCACGCGAAGCCAAGCGCCGTGGCAGGGACTACTGCCTACGCGGCCCAGGGCAAGCTGGAGCAGTATAGCGATCATGTGGTGGCACTCCATGGCCTGGTGCCTGAAGGGCAGGTCCGACGGGAAGATCGGCGGTTGCGAGTCGCGACTGAGGTAGTGACCTGGACACCATCAACCTACGATACGGTGACACGCGAAGACGGGAGCTTGTGGCGAGTGCTGAGTATTGAGGGCGGTAACCGACGTATCTACTACTTCATGCAGATTCGCAAGGTAGGGTAGGGGCCAGCGATGAATGACGAACGAGAAATGATTATCCCGCTCCCAGATGGGATAACTGTCCGGGGTGGGTCTCCTTGCAGTGGGCCTGGGGCGATGGCAAAGGCTGATGCGCATGGCTGAAATCCAGATTACCGGCCTGGTAGAACTCCAACGGCGTCTTGCCACTGCTGCGCAGCACACCCCTCAACTTGTGCGCCAGATTCTCTTTCGGCATCTCACGAATGCGGTTACGTTCGCCAAGACGACCTATTTAACTGGCGGCACGACGGCTGACCGTCTCGCAGTGCGCACAGGCGCCTTGCGCGCCTCCTTTGGCATGGAGGTGCAGCAGAGTGGCACCCCAGTGAGCGCACGTATCGGTTACATCCTCCCACAGGTCAACCGGGGCGGCGGTGATCCGCTGGTGTATGCGCGGATTCATGAGGGGTGGCCCGAAGGCCGTGCCTCAACCACGGTGGTGCCGCGGACGTCAAAGTTTCTCGCCATTCCCTTGCAGGCAGCGAAGACGCCGGCCGGTGTTCCTCGGGGGCGTCCACGCGACTTTCCCAATACCTTTATACGGCGGTCTCGTCAGGGGAATCTCCTCATTTTCCAGAAGACTGGGAAGACGACGATTATTCCGCTCTTCGTGTTGAAGTCTGAGGTAGTCATCCCGGCTCGGCCAGCGCTCAGGAAAACAATGCATCGGTTTACTCCTGTCATCGTTGATGCGCTTGGGAAGGCGATTGCAGGGCAGCTAGGAGGCTGAGGAGGCTATTGCATGGCCATTTTACATGTGACCGTCCCGACGACCGAACACCCAGACGGTGCCGTGGAGTATCCGTCAGCGACCGCCCAGGTCAACGAGAATACCCACACGCTTGAAGTCATGCGCGGGGGACTCATCGTCGCAGAGTTCCCCGAGGCGCGGTATCTCTCTTGGGAATTACTCTCAGTCGAGACCGAGGAACAAGCAAGCTCGGCAGACGATGTGCCAGCGCCTGTGGAGGGATAGCTGCCGATGCCGCCATCCCTGTCGCTGCGAGAAGGCATTTTTGTCAATCTGAAGGCGACACTAGAGACAATTACCATCGCCAATGGGTATGCTACGGCGCTTGGGACCGTGACGCGTGGCATGCTGGCGCCCTTGGAGACCAGCGTCCTGCCGACCGCCTCGCTGCTCCCAGTGAGCGACGAGCCGGTGTATGGACCAGGCGTCCTGCGGAGAGAGCTGACGGTTACGGTGCGGGTGTGGATCGATGTCGCGCTGGCGGATACGCCTACCGCGCTCGAATCACTGATTGCCGATGTGCAGCAGGCGCTCCAGGTTGATCCCAGGCGCGGCGCACTGGCCGAGAATACCCTCGATGGCACCCTGCAATATATCTATCTCCAGAGTGTCGAGACTCTGGCCGGCGCAGACATTAGTTTCCAGGTGGATTATCGTACGCAGTTACTTACGCCTCGCGTAGGGGTGTAGCGGGTCCAGAAGGGAGGTAGTTACGCCAAACCAAAGAGCATATATAAAACAAATAGCCTTAAGTCTATTTGATAAAGAAGCGACATACTCGGCAGGCCCTGCGGGGTGGACCGCCTCTTCGGCCTGCTCCATGGTCGATTACACCGACTCTGCGGCGTATGAAGAGTGGGACGATACAGTTCAAGCAAACGCTGACGTGATCACCGGCAAAGAATTTGCCACGCATCAGGAGCTTGTGCGGCAAAGTATGCGCTTTACGTACACAGAGCCGCGCACCAAGCCCAACACTATCGCTGGGCTCGTTGCCATGGCCCTCGGTACCGTGACGAGTACGCAGGATGGGGCGCTGGCAGCGTACCGACATAAAATCACCACCGCAGGCTCTACCTCACTGCCTAGCATCGCTTGCCAGACCCTCCGCGATGGCGGGGTGCAACGGCTGTATACGGGGATTAAATCTGACGGTTTCCAAATCAATGAGAACGGCCCCTATTTCCAACTCCAGTCGACGCTGATCGGCTCAGGCACCCGGACGGTTGCTGCCGATGCATTCCCCGCGTTTATCTCAGAGAACTGGCTCCGCTGGGGAGATGCTACTATCTACCTGAAGGACACTGCGGGCACTCCGATCACCATACCTGCCGCCCCTTCACAGACGGTGGCAAATCTGGGCGGGTCTGAGGTGAATTTTAGCACCAGAGTCCTGACGTGGAATCTGCAATGGCAGAACAACCTGGCTGCCGAGATGGGGTACCGGGCCAGCACGGGGATGGTGCGGCAGAATTTTCATTCCACACGGCGCACGGCAACGATTGCGATTAAATTCGAGGTAGATAGCGCATCTGAGGCAACTGACCTCAATTACTATCTGAACCAGACGCAGCTTGCTATTGAGCTGCGAATTAATTCAGGAGTCGTGATTGCCGCCACTGGCGCCATGTTCTACGGCGCAACGTTCATCATTCCCCGCGTCCAGTTGACTGCGATGCCCCGGAGCCAAACGTCCGAATTCGAGAACCTGGAATTTCAGGGGATCATTATGGATGATTTAGTCAATTCTGCATTAGTATGTTTCGTTTATAACAACAGAGTCGCCTACTTAGTGTAAGGATACGCACCTCTATGCCATCGAGTGTTGAAGACTTTCGCCGCTTACTCTACAAAGACCTGGCTCTTCCGTCAGGGCTGTCGGTACAGATTCGTAAAGTCCAGGCATGGGATTTCCTTGGACTGGGAGAGTTACCTGTCCCACAGGCGGCAGAAAAGTTTGCCGCTATCACCATGGGGTTTACTGAGGACGATTCCCGGTCACTTAGGCGCTATACCGACCGCGCGATGGTGCGAGGCGTCGTCAAGCCGCCGCTGACTGATGCGATGGACGCGGGCGGCGAGCCTGTGTATCTCCCTGATCGCTTGCATGTCACGGAGCTGTCTCCAGATGACTACGGCGCTCTGGCGAACGCTATCCTGCAATGGTCTGGCCTGGTTGCGGAGGAGGCCCAGGCTATCGAGTCCTTTCGTGAGGACTCGCAGCGGACGCCTGGTGAAAGCATTGGCGGAGCAGTACCACTGCTTGCCAAGTGATGTCCTCCATCGGACGCCTGGCGAGCTATACCTTGACCTTTTAGTTACGTTTCCACCAGACGCTGAGGCCGCCGCTCCCAGGCAGCGAGCGGCAGATGATCCGACGATCACACAGTTGTTGGCGCAATTAAAGGCCGGGCAGAATGGGCGAAACTAATAACGTTCAAATAAACCTCCAAGTGCGGGACGAACTCAGCGCAGTCTTGCGCACCATGCAGCAGGCGCTGGGTCAATTTGGTGACAAGCTCCTGGAGAACGGCACGCTCCTAGGCCAGATGACCACGGGGCTGACGAGCTTGCGGCAGGCTGAACAGAGCGCCGCCACGTCCACTGCTCAACTTGCGACAAGTACGCTTGCAGTCGCCACCGCCCTCAAAGACCAGACACAAGCCCAGGCGCAGGCCAGCGCCGCTACGCTCAACTACAAGAAACAACAGGATGCTCTGAGTGCTGCGCTGAAGCAACAACGCGAGGCCCAGCATGCCGCCGCTGAGGAAGCACAGAAGAGCGCGGCGGTCTGGCAGCAGCTCTTTTCCGTTGCTGGCGGACTCGGTCTTGCGACGGGCATTGCGGCAATCGTTACCCAGATGAAGGCATTCGCGGTCTCCATTGTTGAGACTGGGGTTAAGCTAGAGCAGACCCGCGCTAGCCTGGTCGCTACCAGTGGGAGCGCCAAACAAGGCGCGGACACTTTTCAGTTTCTTATCAATACCTCCAACCGCCTCGGTGTCGACCTTCTGACGGTCGCCAACAACTTCAAGGGCCTTCAGGCTGCTACCCGTGGCACCGTCTTGGAAGGCCAGCAGACGCGGGAACTCTTCACGTCGGTGTCTCAGGCCATTAAAGTTACAGGCGGCTCTAGTGAGCAGCTTGGGCGGGCACTCCTCGCCCTCCAGCAGATAGTTTCAAAAGGGACAGTTTCAAGTGAAGAGCTTCGGGGTCAGCTTGGCGAGGCGCTTCCTGGCGCGT